CGCACGACCCACTCAGGCATCGAGCTGACTATTGCTCGTCGCAGTAGATCGACGCGGTGATGGCGACGGCCGAGGAGGTCGGGGTCGCCACGCCGATGCCGTTGCTGGCGGTCGCCGGGTAGACGAGCGAGCCCTCCGGTGGGGCGACCCAGCGGAACGTCGCGCGCTGATTGAGCGGCAGCGCCAGGAGGATCAGGTTCGCCGTGTAGGTCGGCTCGACGGTGTGATTCTCGCCCGCATCCGACTCGGTCGCGGCATCGGCCGGATCGATCTGCGACGGGGTCACTGACGTCGACGTGCCGAGCGCGGTGCAGCGCTGGAAGATGTAGAGGAACGCATTGTCCGCCGGCGCGGCCTCGCTGCCGACGATCACATCGTAGAACTTGCCTCGGCGAGGCCGGGTGGCATCCGCGCCCCAGGTCGCGAGCGAGGCCGCGGCGGAGGCGGTGCGGTTGGCTTGGACGATGTACTTGGCCATCAAAGTCTCCTAGAAAGGAATCGCGAGAATGTGCAGAGTGCTCCCGGCGCCAGCAACGTAGAAGTCAGAGAGCTTCACCGGCCCAGACGTGTACGGGCCGATCGACGCCGGCTCCGGCGAGGCCGAGTCGACTTGGATCCCGAAGACCGTCGCCGTCACGGTTTGCGTACTCGCCCCGACGAAGGCATCGGCGCCACTCGCCGTGAGCAGGATCTGGCGGTAGGGGATGTCGTTCACTGGATTGACGACCCCGGCGCCATCACCGTACACATCAGAAAGGCGCAGCGCGGCTGCCGCGAGCGTCAGCTGATAGGACTTGGCAGCCATGCCCTACTGCTTGTCGATCGTGCCCGGGTTGCGATCCTGCAGCGTCGGTATCTCAGGCGCCCCTTCGCTCGGCTCGAACCGATTCGGCTGCGCCGGCAGCCCCGACACCGAGTTCGCGCTCTCAGCCGTCTCGGTCTTGGTCGTGGCGTACTTGTCGGTCGGCCACGGCGACTGCAGACCGCCCTCGCCGCCTCCATCCACATTCGGATCGGTCCCGCGCGAGACGACGCCTTGCCCCTCGACGCCGTGATCGGGCAGCACCGGGTCGGTCCAGTTCGTTTTCAGGTCACCCATTGATGCACTCCTAGTAGAGATCCGCGACCGTCGCATCGGAGGCGCGGAGGGATTGATCGTTGTACGCGATGTCGGCGAGCGGCCAGTGCTCCCAGTGCACCTTGGCGAGATCGTCGGGGTACTGCTCGTCGTCGCGCAGCGAGAGTTCTTGGATGCCCTGCGCGAACCGCACCTGGTAGCGATCGGCGAGCGTGAGGCTGTAGAACGGATTCGGCCGATCGCCCGTGCCGGGCCAGAGCGCGGCGAGGGCCAGCGCGCCGTTGATGAGGATCTGCGCCCCATCGGCCATCACCCCGTTGAAGGTGTCGACGTCGGTGAGGTCGTCGGCCTGCTTGTTGTAGAGCGCCGGGTACGAGCGGGCCGCCGTCGGTCGCGGCCAGTACTGGTACTGGATCCGGCCGAGCGTCGGAATGTACGTCGACGGTGCCCGGGCCACCAGGCAGCGCGGCCCGGAGTCGCCCGCCGACGCCGACGAGTCGAGCATGTTCAGCTGATCCTCGGTAATCCAGAAGGCCAGCCGGCGCTGGTTGTAGCGATCGGGAATCAGGCGGAAGCTGCCGAAGTCGGCCGGCATCGTCGCGTAGCCGTCGAAAATCTCCGCCGCCGCTGAGGCTGCGTTGTCCTCGCCGTACACGCGATCCAGCACGATCGTGTTGACGTCGGTGAACGTCTGGATGGTGTAGTAGGGTGTTGAGCCCACACGAAACTGTCGGCCCGCATCCGCGGCGAGGAAGAGCCCGGCCGAGGTCACGGTCGCCGACCCCTGCGTCACGACACACGAGGCGATCGTCCGCGCGGCGTTGATGGTCAGCACCATGTCGCCCCGCAGAAACCCCCAGCGTCGCTTCTTGACGAGCTGCTTCCATGCGTCATTCACCCATTCGCGCGCGAGAAACGTCGGGGCGGCTGGCACATACAGCCGCACCCGACGCCAGCAATCACCGAAGGTCTGCGCCATCAGTCACGAGCGCTACTGACCGATGACCTCGTACTGGGCGCTGAACGTCGAGAGATTCGTCCCGTTGGCGACCTCGACGTTGGTATTCGGGACGAACCACATCAACCGGTTCGTCGTCGGATTCCACCAGACGAGGCGCGTGGAGGTGCCGTCGCTCGCCACCCCGAACAGCGCCGCGATGATCGTGCCCAGCCCGAAGATCGAGGGCGAGACGACCTCGCCCCCGGTGACATAGCTCGTGGGGCCTGCCCACCGCTCGACGCGGCGGATGAAGCTGCCGGAGCTGTCGAAGTAGCTGCCGACGGTGCGAGAGAGTGGCATCGGATCCTCCCTCCCGTTACGTGGTTTCCGGAACGTCCAACTCCACCTGACAGGTGGAATTGCCGAAGTTCCGCACGCTCGACGCGCGACCGAGCGCTGGATAGGTCGCCGCAGAACCCGCAGCCAGAATCTCCGCCTTCGCGTTGGTAGCCGAGGGGATGACGAACTCCCCAGCCGGCACCGGATTCGCCGAGGCGTCGGTCAGCTTGACCGGGGACTGTCCCCCGATCTGGATGCACCCGTAGTTGCCCGGGCTGATGGCGTTGCGGAAGACGCCCGCGATGCGCCCACGTCCGAGGGTGGTGACGGTGGTGGTGACGAGGTACTGCGTCCGATCCGCCCACCACGCAACGGCGCTCGCGAACGGGGCGACCGCCATCGTCGAATCGGTCCGAATGAGCTGGTACCGTTTCGATGTGCCGGCGTCCGACCCCGCGACCGGGATCGTCCGCTGCGGGTGAATCATCGTGAAGCGCGCCCCGAGCAGGCCCGGAGCGTGGAGCGTCGGAGTGTTTTCGTTTTCGGGGTCGCCGGACTGCAAGTAGACCGGCGGCATCTCCCATCGACTTGGTGACATGCTCGATCTCCTTCTAGCTGGTGATCCCGAAAAGGATCCGCGACAGTCGCAGCGCCTTCACGGTGAGATTGCCGGCGAACAGAATCTGCCCGCTGACCTGGTTATCTTCGCGCGCACCCTTGAAGCCGGTGAACCCGAACGCGAACTTCGAGGACTGCGCGATGTAGAGCCGGACATACGCGTCGTCGCCCTGCGGGCCGAAGTTCAGCCACGCGAAGGTCTCGGCCGCGGCGTTGTAGTTCCCGAGGTCGGCATCGTTGACGCCATCAGCACCGGGGATGTACTGCGACATCAGGATCGTCGCCTTGTCGAACTTCAGGCCCGGCCAGTTGATCTCCGGCTGGGTCGTGTCGACGATCTGGTGAGGCAGGAAATTCTCGGAGATGAAGCCCATGCACCGGTTGGTCGTGATGCCGATGGTGGGTGCTTCATTGCCGATGATCGAGCTGAAGTAGCTGTGCCGGAGAATCCGGTAGCTGATCGGCCCGGCGACGTTGGCGGCGATGAGGCCGGTCGGCGTGGTCAGCGCCGGCGCGACGTCCGCGCGGGTCTGCCCGCCGTAGCTGGCGAAGATGTTGCCCGCCCAGCTCGCGTTGATGCCGTCGTTCAGCGCCTCTTCGAGCCCGTTGATCTCGGCGGAGCGATCGTCACCAACCAGCGCCTGGCCGTGACGGAAGGCCGCGATCTCGAGGATCGCCGACATGGTGAGGGCCGCTTGCTGCATGTCGGTGCGGATCACCGAGAAGGCCGCGCGCGGACCGACCATCTCGACTTCCAGGTCTTCGAGAAACTCAGTGACGTTGACCTGGTAGTAGCGGGGGCCGAAGAGCAGGCCCGTGCGGGTCTGCCGGCGATCGACGTTGAAGGCGGCCCCCTTCTTGTACGCGCCACCCTTCATTGGCTTGTACATGAAGTTCTCTTGAATCTGGGGACCGATCCATTTGCGTGTGAAGCGGGCCTTCATCATCGCGATGAGGGGGCCGGCCTTGAAGTACCCGTCGACGACCCCGGGCATGATCTCCTTGGTCGTCGTGGTGTTGACGTCGTCGAGCTGAATCGCGCCGATGACAAACGGCACGGCGACGAGCGACGCCGGATGGAGATAACTGGCGATGCAGGTGACGACCAGCGCGACGAGCCGTGGATGGCAACGCAGCCAATCCGTGGCCCGTACGAGCGGGCGGAGAGAGCGGGGCAAGTTCGGCACGGAATCGATCCTCCTTAGCCTCCGGCGCGTGCAGCGGACAGGCGCTCGTACTCGGCGACGGCGCTATCCAGGTTGTGCGCGGCGGGGCCATCCTTGGTCTGTAGAACATCGAGGACCGAGGGCGCTTCGCCACGGAGGGGGAAGGGCTGATTGACGCTCCCCTTCACCTTCTCCGCGAGGCGCTTCTCGACCTCGTCATTGATGCGTTTGTCTTCCGCTTCCTTGGCTTTCGTGGCGACGCGCTCGCCATACTTCTCGTTGTAGGCGTCGAGCAGGCTGTAGACGCGTCCCGGCTGGCCGATGACGGCTTTGCCCAGCTTGGGATTGGCGACCAGCTCCTGCATGTCCACGGCTTCGTTGAACATGGCGTAGTGCTTGAGCCCTTGGGTCGCGAGGAACGCGGAGACTTCCACGTACCCGCGGCCTTCCTGCTCGAGCAGCTCGCCGAACAACTTGCGGACATCGACGGGCGGATTGGGATCGGGAGGCGGATCATCGTCCGCACGGCCCCCGGTTTTCTTGAGGGTCTCGTACGCCGGTTTGATCACTTTGTACTCATCCAATGCCGCCTTGTTCGCGGCGTACCACGTATTCAGCTCGGTGAGCTTGTTCGCGGCCTCCGCCTCGTTGGCCTTGAGCGCGTCCATGTTCTTGCTGTAGTCCGAGCGAGCCAGTACTCCGTCACCGATCAAGGTCACGGCGTCCTTCGCTTCGGGTTTGGTCAACGCCTCCTGTACCTGCGTTCGCACGCTCTCGGGGAGCTTGGCGAACACGCCAGCCAGGAAACTCGTGCCGTCCTCAAACGCGCCCATCGATCACCTCCCGAGGCCAGCTCTCGCGCGCAACCTGACCCGGACCGCGGCGATATGACGAAGTGTCATACTCGCGGTCGCCGGTCGCCAGTCGATCGGAGAACCTCTCATGGTTTGGGTTTACACAGCTCCGGCGCCGGCGATTCCGCGATCGATGCCCCCGCCTGGGAATGCCGGCCCAGAAGCAGTGGGGGAGATGGCACCAGCACCAGCGGCCGCGATGTCCGCGAAGTATTGCTGGAGCAAATCCTTGATGAGCGCAAGCTGTGCCGCCTTGTCGGGCGTCACCTGCGCGAAGCTATCGAGCAGCTGGCCGATGGTCTGGCCGGCTTGGAGCAGCCCGGTGAGCACCTCGGGCGGCATCGACGTCGCGGGGAGGGGCGCCCCGCCAGCCAGGCCGCGCATCGAGAGCGGCCCCCCACCGCCGTCCATCGGCGTCGGAGAGGGAGGCGGCCCATCGAGCGGACTGCCGGCGCCGGCCATCTGAGGCATCGGCGGCACTAGCGTTTACTCCCGGTGATGCGGCGCAGGCTCGTCATCTGCTTCCGGGCGACGCCGCGGACACCCCGCAGGCGTGGCTCGTCGCGCTGGATCTCATGGGCTTCGGTGAGCGTGCGGAGATCACTCTCGGCCTTCCACTTACGCTCGCTCGCCGCCATCGACTTCGGGGCGTCGCACACGTTACTTCCGCATCCCTTTCGGGTACGCCATTCCCTTGCCCCCGGTCATCGACTTCCCCTTGCCGAACGGTTTGCCCTTCCCTTTACCCTTCATCAGCGTCTCCCTTGCATCAGGTTGCGATGTGCGAGCGAGGTCTTCTTCGTGCCGTGCCACTTCGACGAGCCCGGTTTGCCGGCGTTGATGCTGGCGTAGAACACCCGCTCGCCCTTCTCCGCGCCGTACTGTGCGGTCATCGATCGCTTGACCTTTGTCCCGCTCGAGGTCAGGGGCATCAGCGTCGGCTCCGTCGAGTCATCCCGCGCGGCGCTGTCGGGGCCTTACTGAGCGTGTCGGCGACGCGCGCAAACGGATTGACCGATCGCAGCTTCTCTCGCACCGTCATCGGCGCAGCTTTGGGCAACCGCGGATCGCGCCGGCCCCCCGGTGACAGTGGCAAGTTGATGTCCTTCGCTGGCATCGAAAAGTAGCGTGTGGGCAGATCGGGAAGGTGTCAACCCCCTGCAGGCTTACTTGCTGCTCTCGGTCACCGTCTGCCGTGTCCCACCGGACCCGTCGGACTTCTCCTCGGCCCGTGGTGGCTCCTGTCCGGACGCCTTCCGGCCGGCCGGGGAGACGGTCTGGCCGATGCCGAGTTGCGCCTGCGCTTGGAGACGCTCGGTCACCGTGTTCGGGACGCGGATCTCGAGGAGCTGCCCCGAGGCGCCGTCGAGGACGAAGGTCCGGTTGGTGGTGGGGTCGGTGTACTGCGGGGGGGCCATCACGCCGGCGGTCATGCCTTGGATGACGCCAGGCTGGGTGAGCTGGCCGAGCATCCCCTCCAGCACCCCAGGAGGAGGCCGCTCGATCATCGGGAGCGGGATGGCGGGCGGGGCGCCGACGTTTGGCGTCTCGAGCGTTTCATGGAGCGACCAGAAGTCGTAGTAGCCCATGCGTGCGAGCTGGAAGCGCATCATCTTGCGCTCCTGCGCGTCCATCGCGAGGACGGAATTGGGCGCGACGACGAAGATGAACTGTTTGTGGAACCACTGCGCGCGCTGATCCCGGGTGGTGAGGTTGACGTCGAGTTCGGGTGTGTAGCCGGGTTGGCCGGGGAGGAGTCCCGGGACCATCATGTTCGGATCGAAGTCGAAGTCGTTCAGCGTCACACCCGCCGAGCCGAGGATCTGGACGCGCTTGGCCTGGCTGAGGAACTGAAAGTAGTTGACCTTCAGCATGTCGGCCATGTCGCGCAGGAAAATCTCGACCTGCCGCGCTTCCTGCCGGATCTCGGGCGTCAGCGCCTCGTAGTACTTCTGGATCGTGTCGGCCGAGGGGAGCTGGCGCAGCTGGAGCAGGGCGGAGAGATTCGCCGTGCCGGAGAGGTCGGCGAACTTCGTCGTCAGCTTGTCCCACAGCTCGCTCGCCATCGCGAGTACCTGTGGGTCCGGCCCGTCTTCCTTCCGCCACGGCTCTCCGAAGCCCGGCATCGTCTTGACGCGTTTGCCCGGGCGCCGCGGATCCATCAGCCGCATCGTCGACTCAGAGACGGCGTTGCGGTTGTAGGTGATGTCGGGGTCGACCCACTGCTTGATGCCCAGGCGGACGTCGTGCACGGTTTCGTTGATCGCGTCCTGCACGGGGAGGAGGTCGTTGAAGAGCGGGATGCCGAGAAACTGCCAGGGGACCGACCAGAGCTTCAGCCGGCAGAAGGGGAACATCCCATGCCAGTAGGTGTTCGGCCCGTCGTAGATGACGGCCTCGTCGGTCGCCACGATCAATCGCCCGCGCGGGTAGAGCGGCTCACCCTTCTTCACGTTGTAGGCCCAGTTGCTACCGGGCGTGCCCATCGGAATGATCTTGTCGACGAGACTGCGCGTGCGATCGTGGAAGTAGCCGCGGTAGAGGACGATCGTGCCGCGACGCGCGCGGCGGGCGGAACCGGCGGTCTGCCCACCGATCGTATCGAGTGGATCGGCCGGGGAGATCAGGCGCGAGAGGCCCGTGCGGAAGCGGCCCATGACCCGGCCGAGCGCGGTGTCGGAGGACGGCTTGAAGAGATGCTGCCGGGTCGGGTACATCCCGCGCAGCACGTTCACGGTGTGCTCTTCGCGGAAGCAGACGCCTTCCCAGAACTGCGGCGAGCGATTGAACGACGGGCGCAGCGGCAAGGTGTCGCGCGGGTCGCGCGCGGAGAGCTGGTGCGCGCCACCAAGGGGCGCGTGCGGATCCCAGTCGATCACCATGTCGCCGGTGCCCGCGGCGAGCGCGTACTTCACCGTGTCGCCCAGCTCGAGGTCCATGAAGGTCGTGATCCACTCGGCGAGGAGGTACTTGTTCAGGAGGTCGGCCTGTACCAGGTACTCGGGATTGGTGCGCCAGCCGACGACCGGCTTGAGATCGGTGATGGCGCTCACATGCGCCTGCATCGCCTTGCGCGACTCGTTGATGACGACCTGCGGGAGGTACTTCAGGCGGCGATGCTCGGGTGTGAGCTGCTCGCCGACGATGTACTCCTGCGCGCGGCTGATCGAGTCGTAGGAGGGGTCGGCCCGGTTGATCAGGTCGCCCTCCTGCGTCCATTCCTTCAGCCAGCTGATGACGCGCGGGTCACCATGCTGGAGCGAGTCGGCGGAGGTCGCCGGGAGATCCGGGATGGTGGAGGTGGTGAAATCTGCCATTTAGCCGTGGTGCTCACTGGTGAGATCGAGGGCGACGGGTTGCAGCAAGGGCGGATCCTGATGCTGACACCGCGGACAGACGTGCGGGTAGAGCCAGATCCAGAGGCGGACGTTCTCGCCCTTCGCGATCGCCTCGCGCTCCTCAGCGGAGAGCGCCCACTCCGTCAGGATCTTGCCGTCGGGAAAGGCCAGCGCGGGCAGCGGGATGTACTCCGGCTGATCCCTGGCGAAGATGACCAGCTTGGTCCCCTCACACTCGAATTGGTCGACCGGGATCATTTCTCGGCTCCCTCCATCGGCAACGCCGACGCATTCGATTCGCTCACACCTGGGCCGAAGCCGACCTCCGGCTCCTCCGTGGACTTGCGGAGCGTCTGACCGAAGCGGTGCTTCGCCTCCTCGGTCGGGTGCTCGCCGCCGTCGTAGCTCGGATGCAAGGTGTGCTGATCGCGGTTGCTGCCGTCCTGCGACCAGCGACGGAAGATCATCGGCTGCCCCTCGCCGTTGCGCGCGTGTTGTTCGCTCTCGCGCTCGACCTGGCGCAGCTTGCGGAGGCTGTCGATCCGCACCGGTTGGTTGCGGCCATCGAAGGTGTCGAAGGCACGGAAGGCCGCGCCCTTGGTGCCGCCGACGTCCATGCTCCCGATGCCCGGGATCGCCGTCATCCGCACGGGGAGGCGTTGCGGCTCGCCGGCGCGACAGGCGTTCGGGCAGAAGGGCGCGCCGGCGGTGGCGCCAATCGCGACCGGGATATTGACATCGGTCAGCACCTGCCCGCAGTGCTGACACCAGTAGTCATGGACAGCCATGCTAGGAACTCCCAGAGACGACCGGCAGCTTGCAGGAGGGACAGGCGAGGTCCGTGCCCGTCCGCGGAGGGCGCTGCGCGCCGGTCCACTTGTACCAGTGGCCGCAGTCGAGAATCAGCCAGTGCGCGGTCGACTTCCTGACTTTCAGCACGGCGAGAATTTCGCTCATCGCTACGCGCCCCTCCAGAAAATCTCATCCTTGATGCGCGCAACCGCCGCCCGCAGCTCCTCTTCCACCGTCCGCCCACGCTTGCCGGCGCGGTGCTTGATCTCCTCGAGCTGGCCGGGCGTGAAGTCGATCACGATCGAGCCGATGGAGATGCGGGCGAGGCGCTCGACGGCTTCGACGAGATCCGCGGCCGAGCGCGTGGTGCCGATGCCCGTGGTGTGCTCGATCCGTTGCCGGATCGGCTGCGGGACACTGAGAGCCCCCTCGCCCACGCTCTCATAGCGCGTCGTGAACTCGCTGGTCGGACAGACGTCGAGCACCTCTTTCCCGCGCGTGATCAGCCAGTCGCCAGCGAGCGCCACGACCCGGCGGCCGTCGATCAGATCGACGAACTGCTGCTGCGGCGCGCGGATCGCCACGAGCGCCGGCTGTTTGCGGCGCACCGCGAGGCGCTGCTCCGCCTGTTTACTAGAAGATCCGGTTGCGGTCATCGAAGTGGAGCCCGTTGTCGGTGCCGAGGTCGCTGGCGAACTCATCGTCATCCTCCACATGGCGATCGACTTCTTCAGCCGTCGCCGGACTGTTGCGCCAATCGAGCCGCACGCCCCCGCTCTCGACCGTCGCGGCCTGCAAGGCGGCACGCCGGCGGCGCCGCTCGGCGATCGGTTCGGTCTCGCCCCCGGCCATGCGCCACGCGACGTAGTAGCCGATCGCCCCCGCCATCACGCCGTCATCATGCTGGCCCCGCGCGGCCGCGGCCTCCCCGATGGTGCCCTCGGTCACGAAGTGGCGCAACTCCCCCCGCGTGATGGGCGAGTTCAGGATGAAGTCGGGCGCGTGGGTGATCGGGTCGAAGGTCGTGATCGCCGAGTGAAACGCCGAGAGGAGCAGCGGGCGGGTGCGGGGCGAGGTGACCCAGCCGATTTTAGTCGAGTACCGACGGTCCGGCGAGGCAGAGTCAGCGTACTCCCAGACGTAGAAGTGCCCGTAGCCGAGATGCAGCTGGAGGGTGTCTTGGGTGGAGAGCCCGTGATTGTTGGTCTCGATCGCCGCAAGGGCCTCGATGCCGTCTTCGTCGGGGTAGAAGCGGCCGATCGCATCGCAGATGAAGGCGAGATTCTTCGCGTCGACGACGTTAGTGACGTATTGGGCCACCTGCTCGGCCGGCTCTTCGATCGTCGGTTCGCGCACGACGTCGATGACCGAGTAGTCGAGGCCGAGGCCATCGGCGACGTCGACCGACATGATGTAGCGCCGGCGGCCGCGTGGGCGCGGGTACTCCCAGATTGCCAGGACGGAGTGGCGGAGGGAGGGGAGCGCACGGAGCTGATCGGGTGTCAGGCGGCGGAAGCCGTAGCCGGGCGGGACGGGGTACGCGTTGGCCGCGAGACTCGACGTCGCCGCGGGAATCCGCAGACTCAGCGGGGGATTCGGTCGAGGGCGCGCAGGAGGTCCCGATAGAGATTGTCCATCGCTTCCTTCAGCGACGTCTGGCAGGCGACGAAGCCCGGCGATTTCGAGAGCGGGCTCGACGGCCCAGACGTCGACCATCGGCCGCTTGCGCCCGGCCGCTTCGATCGCTTCGAGCTGCTCGAACGTGAAAATGGCACGACCCGCGTACTGGAAGCACTCTTGGTCATCGGCCGGGTACTCCTTCAGGAACTTATGCAGCTCACCTTTCTTCTCGTAGAAGGCGCGCGTCTGTTCGTACCAATAGAGCTGATCGCGCTGGAGGTGCACGGTGCGGCCCCGGAACCAGCGCGGGCTGTCCGCCTCGCACTTCGCGGCGTGCTCGAGCGTCTTGGGCTTCGGTGCCCAGTCGACCGGTGCCGGCAGACTGTACTTGCTCGGCTCGGCGTACCACGGGATGAAGATGTTGACGAACCGGCCGACGCCCTCGGCGGTGGCCTGCCAGTGGAGATGCCACCAGTCGCCGGCGAACTCCGCGGTCGACTCGTACAAGCAGAGGCTGTCGAGCGAGATCGGGATGGTCGGGAGGAGCGAGGTGTCAAGCTGCTCGGGATTCTCCCAGGTCGCCAGCTCCGAGATGTGGATCACCGAGTAGGACTGGCCGCGGCCGATCGCGCCCTTGTTGCCTTCGGTGCCCGCGACCGACTGTAGCGCGCCGCGGGTCGACTTGCCCCAGGCGGTCCGGAGATAGCTGTTGTTCGAGAAGACCATCGTCCGGTTCTGCCGAAAGGCCGTGCGGATGGGGCGGAGGAACCAAGGCATCTGCTGGAAGAGGCGATCGATCATCCGGAAGAGATACCCCGCCTGATCCTCCACGTCCGCGCCTGAGAGCGCCCGGATGTAGGGACGGGTGACGAGGCGATGCGCGACGAGCGACTCCGCGAGGGTGGAGACGCCGAGCTGCCGCGCCTTCAGCACATTCACGAGCAGGCCATCGGGGTAGCCGGTCTCCCGCCGGCTCCATTCGAGATCGCCGAGCAGCTCGATGACGAAGCGCTGTGACTCCCAGAGGGGATAGAGCGGGCGCAACCCATGCCCCTCTTCGTCGATCCAGACGAAGCGCTCGGCGAAGTAGGGGTAGTCGAAGATCGAGCGGAGGCGCGCGGCCGCGATGAAGGCTTGCTCGTCTTCGGTCAGCCGGCGGATCAGGACGCCCTTCTCGTCGACGGCGGTCATGCACGACGCGGTGAGCTGCGCGGAATCGGCGAGCGAATGCACCGGAATGCCCTGCGGGTAGAGCTGTCGGAACCCAGCGCTTCCAGCCAGGATCTCGTCTTCTCGCAGGGCAATGAGCCGGCGATCGTACATCGACCTACGGTGTCGGCGGGACTGCCGGAGGCTGAGGCAAGGCTTCGAGCCGGGCCATCTCGGCCCGGATCGTCGTGTCGTTGTGCCCGAGCTGCGCTTCGAGCAGGTCGGCGATCTCGCGCAGGGACGGACCGGTGCCTGTCAGCCCCTTGAAGATGCTGGCGATTGCCAGGACGGTGGCCGAGATCATCGGGCTCGCCACGCCCGCTTGCTGCAGCAGCACCGTGATGGAGTTGAGGACGTCGAGCACGGTGTGCATTTAGGCTCTCCCTTTGATCTTTGCGACTTCGATGAGGACGTCGGTCACGGTTTTCTGCGCCGTCCGCACGAGTCCGATGAGCACCTCTGTCGTCTCGGAGAGCGGCACCCCCGCGATGACGACCGAGATGTTCTGCCCGGCGACGCTGAGGATCGCGATGGCGCGATCGACCTGACTGGTCGTCGACGCCCCGGCTTGCTGCAGGGCGTCGATCGTCCGGAGGAGATCCGGGAGCGGTTGCAGCTGGGTGTTCACCGCGAGCAGCGCCCGCTGAAAGCCGAGCGCGGCCGCGGGCGTCAGGATGGCCGCCTCCTGCAGCTGCCGGCCGGTGATGCTCAGGCGCTCGATGCTGCTCGCGACGGCGAGCGCGGTTTGCCCGACGAGGATCGGCGCCTGGTGGGTGGCACTGCAGGCGGGCGTGACGACCAGCGCGCTGCTGAGGAAGATCGCAATGAGGCACGCCTTCACAGGAGACTCCAGAGGAGCAGGGCGAGCGCCGCGCCGCCGCCGGCTACGAGCGCGGTCCCGATGAATCCGGAGACGATGGCCTGGGCATAGCGCCAGAACGCCACCTTGAAGCTGAACTGTGTGAAGAACTCCCCGGGCGCCTTCGAGTTCGCGAAGGTCGTCAGGTCGATGATGATCGCAGCCCAGAGCGTACTGAGCACGGTGGCGAGCAGCGGATTCGCGATGATGAACGCGCGGAGGGTCTCCATGTCTTCAGTCTCCTTAGTGAGGCAAGGGGGGACGGATGCGGGTCTTGCAGGTGACGGGATCGTTGGCGTTCGTGTAGACGCGCTCCCCGGTGATCGCGCCGTCGGTTTCTTCCCACTCGATCGGATGGCGATACTGCGCCTGGCCGCGGACCTGGCAAGAGAGCGGGAGCGACTCGATGCCGTCGAGCCACGCCCAGAGCATGTCTTTCTCGAGCGGCGTCAGCAGCTGCGAGAAGCGGCAGCCCGCGCAGTGGAAGGTGCAGCCAGCCGAGAGGAGCGCGCAGCCGCGCGCCGCATCGAACGCCCAGATCGCGTTGTAGAAGCGATCGGCCGCGCGCGTGTTCTCGTTGGCGTAGGCGGGGACGCGGCTGTCCCAGGACAGCTCGCCGGCGTTGTGCCCGACTTTTCTCGGCCACTCGTAGCTGTCGTTCGTGTGCGGTCCTGTCTCGTAACACCAGGGCGGCCGGACCGGGATTCCACCACCGCCGTTCGATCCATGCGCCGCGCAGAGCGGCGCCGCAGGCATCGGAAAGCGATCGGTGTCGATCCAGTTGACTTGGCCTTGCGCGGGATTGCCGGCGTCGTTCTCGTTGACGAGTTCGACGAGGAGATTGCCCGACTCGGTGAGCGCCTGCGCGAACACCGGCTGGAGGCGGTCCCAGTGCGCGAGCTGCGGTGTGGTATTGGCCCACTCGCCCATCAGCAGCGAGTCGGCGAAGGCGACAAACTCGACGTAGTAGCGACACTGATGGCTCGCCAGCTTCTGCGTGAACGGCGGGATCTTCTCGTAGTAGTCGGCGTGCTCGCGCGGATCGAGATGGAAGAGATTGACCGCCATCCCGAAGACACGGAGGAGATTCGGCCCGCAGGTCGGCGGTCCGCGGACGCCATTCGCATCGACGACGCCCGGCCGCATCAGGTCGTCGAGATAGAGCGTGAGATCCTCGCCGGCGAGGAACTTCTGATAGAGCTGAAAGTGCGTGATGCCCTTGATGACGAACGGCTCGCCCGTCTCGAGCTGGAACTGCGCGCCGCCGGTCGACACCAGCCGCGGCAGCGTGACGTTAGTGGACTGGAGACGCACCTCGCCCTGCTCGGCCACCCACACATCGGCGATCGGCACCGAGGCCACCTGATAGCCTGGCGCTTCGACCAGCAGCGTCGCGGCCCCGCGCCACGCGATCGGGAACTGGCATTCCAGCCGCGCCTCGCGCATGGCGCAGTGCACCGACTCTGGTTTGGCCGTCAGATGCAGCTCCCCCGTCGCCGTCAGCAGCGGCGCGCTCCCCTCGCCCCGGACCGTCGTCACGAGGAGCCGCTTCGGCTGCGAGCCGCCCGGCGGCAGGCCCACGAGAACCCCACAGCCAGCCGCAGCACCGCAGGTGAGTATCAGAAGAGCCGCGCCACCTGCGAGCCGAGCCAGACGAGGCCGTCGAGCAGCCACTTTAGGGGACCACGACTGCACCGGTCACGCCCCGAGGTGCCGCGGCATAGCCGAAAGGGTCGGTGGCATTACTCCGACCACTGACGCCGCCAGGCCCGACGGCGAGGACGAAGCCGATGTATTCGAGATTGGGCTGCACCATCGGCCGCAGGGGCGCGCTGGTGATGGTGCCGCTGACGGGCGTCGGCTTCCCCAGGTCCACCGTGATGGTGGGCGTGCCGGTGGGGACACCGCCGCTCACCTGCGAGCGGAGAAAGAACTCCGCACGGTAGCTCGTGAGGACTGGCACGGCGGGCGTGCCGAAGGTCGTACTGTGATCGGGCGAGGGGGCGAAGCCGAGCGCGCTGTCGGCGTCGATGAGAATGGTCGATTGCGCGACGACAGGCACGGGCAACAGCAGGAGCAAGAGAGTGAGCAGCAGTATCTTCATGTGATGAGCCTCCGCACGCCGAGCACCCGCTTGGTCTCAAACGGGCTGACGTTGACTTCGTTTTTCTGATTGCCCCCGAGCACAAAGACCGTCGGGCCGTGGAGGGCCGCAAAAAACCCGACATGACCAGGCGCCTTGATCACCTCGGGGCCAGGCTGGTCGCCCGTCCCGCGCATGAGCACGACGATGTCGCCCGGCTCGGCGTTGCCGAGGGAGATCGGGATCCCGACCTTCAGCCAGGTGCGCGCCCCATTCGACTTCGACCGGGCACAGCGCGCCATCCACGCGATCATGTTCGGGAAGCCCCCGCACCACGGCGTCTCGTCATCGATCACAGAAGGATCGGAGAGCTGCAGCATCCACACGATGAGCGGATTGTTTTTCTGGCCGGTGATCTCTTTCACGCCGATGAAGCGCTGCGCGAGATCGAAGAGGTCGGCGCGGGTCGTCAGCATCGGCTCCCCCTCATGGCCCCGTCCGAATGACCAGCGCCAGGACGGCGACCAGGACCGCGGTCAGAATGAGTCCCACGGCCACATACAGCCCTTTCTGGATGGGCTTCAGCATCTCCGTGAGGTGGTCGAACTTGAGGGTCAGGGTCTCCGTCGCCTGCTGCAGCTGACTACTCGTCGCCGAGCCCTCACTGAGCGCGGTCACTTTGTCCGTCAGCATGGTGATGAGCAGCGTATGTTCGAGCAGACGGCCGTCGTGCGCCTGCACCATGTCGCTGATCTTGTGCATGCGTTCGCGCATCGTCCGGAGTACTTCGGCCGCGTCATTGCCCTCCATCGTCAGCCTCAACGATGCCTTCGATCGGCGGCGTGGATCGCGGTGTGGCCTTGAAGAGCAGCTCGCTCACCGCCTGCTGCACCTGCTCGAGCGAGCCGGGCGCGCCACTCGACGCCGCGGCGCCGGCGGGGAAGTTCTGCTGCAGGGCGAGGAGCGGCCCGCCCTTGGTGACCAGCTGCCCGAGTTCGAGCGCGACTTTCTGCCGATCGAGATCCGGCAGCGCGAGCATCACGCCCCCACCACGACAGGTCGTACACGGCAGCGGCGATGGATTCGGCGTCTCCTTCGTCGGGTCGGCCGTGATCGTCCCAATGCCGCCACACTCCCCACAGGGCACTTCGTAGGGTTGCGCGCGGATCATCACGTCCTTCACCACGCCGACCAGGTTCGGCGCGATCTGCGTCGTGATGGCGAGAATGTGCGCGCGGCTGATGGCCGCCTTCTTCAGCGCGCTGAAGAGATCCGCGATGGTCAGCCCGGTGATCTCGCAGAGCCGCCGCAGGCTGTAGCCGTCATAGCGGGGATCGCAGAGCAGCGTCACGATCTTGTCGACGTCGGGCGCATCGCTCGCCACGCTCAACACGTCGATGAGCGCGTCACGGCCGCCGACCGCTTTGGTGAACGTGTCAATCGCCGCCGAGGAGAGCCCCTGCTCGACTGCGGTGAGCGTGGTCGCTGAGCGCGAGGCCGCGGGCACCATCCCTCTCTGAGGCGACTTCGCCATCTAGCGGATCACCCGCGCCCCGAGCACCGAGAGCGCGACGAGCCCTGGCACATACGAGGTGGACGGACTGTGTTTCGGGATCTCGCGCGGCGCCGATCGCTGTTCCATCGCCGCTTGCTCACGCAGGCAGCGTCCCGGTCGCCACTCGACACGCGGTGTCGCCGTCACCGGCGTGCCCAGGCTCTCGTGGTAGCGACTGCGCGCGCGGTCGGTCATCGCGTGCCCACCCGATGCAGTTCCTCCTCCCGCTCGCTGAGACGCTGCTGCAGATCGATCGTCTGCTCGTCGGCGAGATAGCGCAGAATCTCCTCTTCGGTCGGATCGCGTCCCGTGTGGCGCCGCGTGCGATCGACGTACTCGTCGACCAACCCCATCTCACGCTCGTTGATGTGATCGATCCCGGACAACCGCACGACGTCTTCAGCCGTAGCCGCCGGAGGCTCCGGCGCCAACCGGAGGGCGAGCCGCTCGAGCAGCGTGTTCTGCCGGGTCAGCTGCTCGCGGATCCCGCCTAGCTCGCGCAGGGCGCGACGGAGGAGCAGACCGGTGACGAGGGTGCGTCCGAAGCGCATCTCGGATCAGAGCCTGCATGACAGCGCGTCATCGGATCAACCCTCCCCTGCCTGCCGGCGGCGCTGAGCGGACCAGAAAAATCCGTGAAAAAATGTGCTGAGTGTTAGTGCGAGCGGGGCCACCTCCCCCCACCCCACCCTCGCGGACAATGTGGCATGGTCCTTGCCGTGTGCGACATCCTGCCGACAGCTGACCGACAGCGATCGACCAGCTCGCCCCACCATGATCGGACCTTCGCCCACACTTAGCCTACTTATGCACAGGCTAACTGTTTATAGATATGGTGTTAGTGTCCCATAATTGCAGATTATGTTAACCTAGCGGCGCCAGCGTGCGAGGTTGCGAGGTTGCGAGTCTGCGAATATCGTAACTTGGCGAACAATAGTCGTATGTCGGGCAGACTTGCGCTGTGCTCTCTTGCCGATTCCACGCACATTTCCCGTGCATTTCCTGCAATCGCCACCTGGCACATATCACGCATTGTCATATGACGTTATGTCATACTGCGCCGGTCAGCAGTAGGCAGAGGAGACGACAGACCGGATCACCACGACCAGCGCTGCCCCTGTGAGAGCAGACGAGGCAGCAGAGGAGAGACAGCAATGGAAAGCACGATTACGACCGCAGCGACCGAGTACGCGAAGCGACCGAAGGATGAGCGGTACCCGAGTGTCGCTGCGTTGGTCGAAGCGGCACAACAGCAACGGGAAGCCTCAGCGGAGCGGACCTACAACTTGCGAGACTTGCAGGCGGTAGGGGACAGCCAGGCGGTACGACTGGCGTCGCCGAAGGGAATCGCCACGTTCAGCCATTGGGCATTCGGCCAGATGTGCCGCACGATCGGCGCGCCCGCGTCCTACCTCCGAG